GACGATTCCATCTGGACGGTAAGGTTTTGCGTTCCAAATAGCTCGACGAATCGCTTCAGAGTCATTGGCTTGGAGAGCGTCTGACGCATCCTTGTACGCTTCCAGACGGGCGATCTTACACTTGCCAGGGGGTAATACCCCTGCTGCTTCCTCCGTTGCCTTACGGCCATGCTCGTCATTGTCGAAGAACAGGACAATCTCCGAGTAACCCTGCAGCCATGGGATAGCCCGTTGTACCGACTTCCTTGCCGCACCGGCGCCGCTAGGTAGAGATACCATCGGCCACCCCGGCATAGCTTCTTGACATGAAGCTGCATCAAGTTCTCCCTCAGTGATGACGACTCGTTTTCCAGTGGAGGGAAACAAATGCTGTCCAAAGAGGGTGCCTGGAACTTCTCCTTCATAACTGAAATCCTTGCTTTTGGTCTTTACTTTGCAGCCTTTAAGGATTCCAGCATCGTCGAAATAATAGAACCGTAGAACGTCTCCGTCTTTGTAGATTCTGTACTGCTGGCATACTTTTTCAGAAATGCCTCGTTTTTGCAGCCGTTCGGCTGAACCTTGCAGTTGGACATGGTGCGACATTTTGTGAGTGTGAATGGGCTCAGTGCTGCTCCCATATGTATTGCATGAAAAGCAAAACGTATGACCGTCTGAATACAATGAGTTTGCATCAGACGATCCACATGCGTCACATGGCAAGTGTCTCACGAAGTCGCTTTCTGATTTCAGCAAACTCTCGTGCTTGTGCATCGTGGTACTCAAACCATTCGTCAATAACCATAAACAACCCTTTAATTAGATTCTCTGTTGCCTCAGGGTTGCTTGCATCTACGTCAGCAAAGTAATTAGCAAAGCCTTCCTTGTAAAACTCAGCAGTTCCGTAGGTGGAGTAATTCATTTGCTGCTGTGATAACGGTTGATCAGTTCTTCATACGCATCAAGAGCTTCTTCAAATCCCTCAATGATGTCGTTAGGTGAAGAGTATTTATCCAAAGCCATAATGAGATTTGAAGCTAGGTCTTGAATCAGCTTTACGTCAGCCATTCAATTGGGATGGAGTGAAAGGAACAGTATGGGAAACCATATTTAGTTGCCCATTGCGCGTAGGTTGTTTTGGAACCTTTATAGATTTTGTTGTAGGGAGATTGAAAGACGAAACGAATGTCTAGTTCAGGATTTGCTGCCTTGACTGCCTTCATTTTTCTACGATCCTCTCCGGTCAGCTGACCTTTGGTCTCTAGGTAGATCCCATTAGGAAGGAGAAAGTCAGGAGTGTAGTTACACTGCAGCACATAAGGTACTTTTGTTGATTCGTATTCGTACTTCACCCCAAGGTTGGCAAGAAGATCAGCGACCTTCTCTTCCAGCCCAGAGCGGAAAGCCATCAGAAATCGTCGTCTTCTACTTCAGGTTCAGCAACTGCAATGTTCGGCTCGCTTGCCTTGAAACCCTTTGTCTGCCCAAACAGAGCAGCCACTTCAGTTTCATCGAGATCGCCTTTATCAATACCAGCTGAACCGTTAAGGGTGATGACCTGGATACCGACAAGCTTGAGACTGGTGCCATAGGTAACACCATCTTTGAGAATATAGGGTTTTTGACGGAATGCCAGCTTAACTGTCGAGCCGCTGTAAAGGGGAGTGGAGTCGTCAGTAATTGGCGTTCCTTCAGTATCCACGACGGGCGGACGATTTTCTTCATTCCAGCTGAACTTTACTTTGTATTTACCAGTAGACACCTCTTCCCATGGTTCGGGCTTAAGCGTGCTGCGTTTGGGGTTCTTCAACTTTGACTCTGCCCATTTGAGAGTCTCTACACGATCAGCCTCCAAAACCTCAACAAGATTTTCATCAATAAGTGCAGATAGGGAGTAGCCAAACTTAGAAGGTTTCAGTACAGCCTGATAACCATCAAGGACTACAGGCTGTTGAGTAACATGAATTGGTTGTGCCATTAACAAAAAAAATAGGTGGATTCAATCACGGATTCCGGTTCAAGGTCTCCAATGATCGGTGGTTCAGTTTCTGCACCAATCTGTTTTGCAAAGTCACGAAGGTAATCGTGCTCGGCAAATAGGTGCATGTATGTCTCTCGTACTAGAGTGGACAGAATAGACATGTCGGTAGCCCTGCAAAGGACTGAATCATGGATCAATGCAATAGGTGCATCAAACCTCAAGGTAGATAAGTGAAGAAGACTTGCGTCAAGGGAATGGATTAGGTTAGGGCTGGTTGCATTCTTGTGGTGGTTGATGTCTACCTCATTAGTATTCCCAGTCGCCACAGACATCTTACAACGTCCTAGCAATTGAAGTTCAATATCTTCTACCTGCTTTTTCATCAGCTTTTGATGCACAACAAAGCCTGATGGGGTTGTCCAAGTCAAGTGCTCAGAACCACGTCTGATAGCAGCTGCAACCTCTTCTTCAATCCAACGCATCACGCGCATAGGACCAGGAACAATACGTTCCATAGCACTACGCACAGCTTTTACGACCTGAGTCAATTCGTCTTTTTCTAGCTCAATGCCATCTTCTGCAAAAGCTTCTTTGATGTAACCTCGGTTACTAAATGGCTTTGCATTATATGGAACAGTCATCACTACTCGCTTGGTCTTCTTCCTATCCATGTGAGGTTGAAGCTTCTCAGGACAGTCAGGGGTAGCAGCTCTAGCAACAATACTGTAAGCATCTTGCGGGGTATCCCCAGGTAAGACGTTCACAAGTCGTGCTGTGGACTTATCACGGGCTAATCCAGCGAGGATCTGTAAACCACTACATGTGGCATCTGTTGCCACCATAAGACCAGTGAATTGTCTATCAGCTGCGATCACACAATGATAGAACTCCTCACAGGCTGCAAGGAATTGCCATGGCTCATCTGCTGCTTCCCATTCAGGTAGATACTCGATTGGATCCGTAGCAACTTGCGTGATGAGTGTGAAGTTGTTATGCGTCCACTCAAGACGTTCAGCCATGGTTGCTTTATCTAATCCATAACACGTTGCCACTTGGAAAGCCAGCCACCCTTCTGCATCAGGAGTCATGTACGACTCATCAGCAAACCGAAGAAGCGACTTCCCGAAATCAGTATCTTGGGGTGTCAGGAAACTAGGAATTGGGTAACACCTTCCTCGATAGTCGAAGCTCCAGGGACAAAAAAAGCGGTCAACGTTTTTGAATCGCTGAACCGCTTCCATTGTCATTCGTGTTCGACACGATCGCTTGAATGCTTGGGCATTGAGGTTCATCACCTCTGCTGCTCGTCGTCGATAGTCCTTACGGCTATCGTAGTTTTCAGCGATGTCAGCGGGTTTGGCAGGCAGATCATGATGAACAATAGGAAGGAACTTACCAACTGAGCGTTCCAGTCTGCTTAGCTCCTCAGCTACACCCACAGTGAATGGGTTTAGCTTGAATGCAACCTTCTGAATCTTGTTCAAAAAGGCGAGTGGTG